AACTATTAACCGAAGAACCTCTCTATATGCCAGGACTACCCTTGGCGGCAGAGGGGGAAATTAAAACGCATTACTGATGCCATGAACCTCCTCCGAATCATCGGCTTAATCGCCTTATTCGTCACCGCAGTCCTCGTCTTAGCCTACATCGTGGCCGCATTCGTACTTACAGTAATAACATCACTATTCTACACTACATGACTAAAAACAAAAAGGTCGAACTACGGACAGGTAGAACGACCAAAATTAAAGGCAATATTATTATGGCTATATTAGAGAAATTGGTACTAACAGGCAAGGGAAATTTTATAAAATGAACCACAAAATTATCGGCCTAACAGGTCCAAAGGCGGTAGGTAAATCGACCTATGCCAAATCCATCGAGGGAGCGGTAATACTATCCTTCGCCACTCCTATAAAAGAAATGCTGAAGGTGATATTGCCGGGAGAGAAATATCTGCATTTTAAGGAAGAACCAATACCCAACTTCCCCGACAATATTAATACCAGGCAGTTATTACAAACCCTCGGGACGGAGTGGGGGAGGGAAGGAGTTTATCCGAATATATGGGTGGACTTAGCTTATAAGACGGCTCTCCCTTACATCGGTAAGAAAACAATTGTATTCGATGATATCCGATTTCCCAACGAAGCATGGGCGATTCGCAGATGGGGACATACCCACGAGGTGTTGACGGAAATCGTTCATATTTCTCGGAAGGGACATGAACCCGATCCGAATGATAATCATGTCTCAGAGGCGGGACTTCCTAAAGGGATGATTGATAAATGGGTGTCGGTGGGTGAGGATGGGAAAAGCTAGGGATATAGCCAAGCAAATGGCCACGGAAGCAAAGCTTAGAAATATGCTTCTCAAAGTACCCGAGGATCATGCCGGAATGTCCCAAAGAGAACTGTCGGATAAAACAGGGATTCCTCGGAGAACAATTCGTAAGATTGAATCCGAGGCGATTACCAAAATAACCGATTATATCCAGCAATTTATTAGGGAAGAGGGTTCCGACTAATGGCAATCTTATCAACAGATATGGCGGGGTTCTTTGACCGACTCCCGCAAGGAGACTTTGGCCATCATACTTTTATTGCCCGCCTAACCCTCCGTGCCGCCATGCACCAATCAGACTTCGAGAAAGCCCATGATTACTGCCTCGAGGTAGCAAAGGAATTTACCCGCCGACCACTCCAGCCAAACGAGATCCGAAACGCTCTCACCGGTGCATATCAAATCCTGTCAGGCGAGAAGATTATCAGCCCGACTAAAAAAGTATCAATTGATACCACAATCTCAACAAGCTCAAAGGGTAGACCCGAGGATCTCGAAATGCTTCAACTCCGCTCCTCCGCCATTCCTTTGAATGCCGAGGAGGCTGTTTCCAAGCTGTTCCGATCCGACCAGTGGATAAACATCCAGGCGGATAAATATAATACGATGATCAAGTCAGCGGGCGATTGGGGGATCAGTCAAGGGGTAGGGCAGATGGAATTTATATCTTACAATCCATTCAAGGATATCGGTCCTCGGGTAAAAGAGAATGCCGGTGAGCGGATGTACCTGGTACACGAAATTGATGATCCAACATGGACCAAGGCCGAACAGATTGGACCGGCACTAGCCCTCGAAGCAATCTGTCCCCTCAAGATGATAGTCGATTCAGGCGGGCAGAGTCTACACTGCTGGTACGATTGGATACCTGGTAAAGCTGATCAGTTTAAACATATGAGTATGAAGCTCGGAGCAGACCCATCGATTTATAATTCACCCCTCGGATTAGTCCGACTTCCTTGGGGAACCCGTAAGCCAAAGACTGAGAAGGGTGAGAAATATACTGCCCAGCAACCAATCTTATTTTGGCGGGAATGATTAATACTCTCCTCAAAGCAACCATCGTACGACGGTTTATTCAGCTAGGAATTAAGCCCGTTAAAGCAATGCATATGGCTCACCGAATGAACGAGGGAGATGCTATTGTGCTTGTCAGAAATCACATAAATTTAAAGCCCCAAATAATTTTAACACTAATCAAAAATAACATAAAAGATAATGAGACCTGAAAATGACCCATATTATAAAGCACAGCTTAAAGCAATAGAACTGGAATATATGCTCGACAGCCCAACTGTCACCAATATGCCAAACCGATCAATCGAGGTGAGGAATGACGATCCCAAACCACTACCCGATATCATGTCATTTGGTCAGTGCATGGAGTTCGCCACTAACCCGAAGAACGAGCTAGAAGAGATTATCGAGGGATGTCTGCATGAAGGATGTAAGATGATCATATCAGGCTCAAGTAAAGCCGGTAAAACATGGTCGTTAATTAACTTGGCCATCGCCGCATCCAATGGGATGCCGTGGCTGGGGATGCCGGTTAAGCAGAGTAAGGTTCTATACCTCGACTTCGAGCTGAAGAAGTTCTTCGGTACGGATCGAATAAAGCGGGTAGCCAAGGCCATGTTTAAAGGAGAGATGCCACTAAACCCTCGGTTAGACTATTGGCCTTTACGAGGTTACCGGACTGAATTGTTGGATCTCCTAACCAAGATCCGAGTGGAAAAGAGGAACTACGACCTAATTATCCTCGATCCATACTACAAGCTGGCAACCGGTATAGACGAAAATGATGCCAAGGCAGTAGGCGAAATTGTCAATTTGATCGAAGACTTTTCCGAGGAAACAGGAGCCGCCATAGTCTTCGCCCACCACTTCTCCAAGGGTAACAAGTCAGAAACCGATCATATCGACAGAGCGAGTGGTTCAGGTGTCTTTGCCCGTGATCCCGATGCTATCCTAACCCTCACCGCCCACGAGGAAGAGGAGCACTTAGTCCTCGAAACCACCTCCCGAAACTGCCCATTCTCACCCCCAAAAGTCCTCGAATTCTCTGCCGATACCTTCCCCCTTTTCCGACATAAGCCCGACCTCGAGGCAAAGTTCAGAAAGCCAGGACAAACCTCCTCAATCCAAAAAAAGATAAATGAGGCCTTATCCGATAAGTTCCTCGAGCTGTTAAAAGATAAGCCGATTTGCGGAAGAGAGCGAGCAATTACCCTCCTAAAAGAGCAAACAAATAATCGAATAGATAAGCACATTTTTGCCAAGATTCTGTCCGAAATTAAGGACAAAATTGACATCGAAAAGGGTGGTCCGAGCAATCAAACTACCTACTCTTTGCGATTAAATCTAAAAGGTGAATAGGTTAATCATTTAGCTGAATTAATAATAGTGAGCCGAACCCTATATATATATATATATATATATTAATAAATTCGGCCCACTCTCCAACATGAAAAAATACAGGCTGTTAGTAGTCCTCCTTCGGACTAATGCTTTGGCCCGTAAGCCGGCCCAAAAGCTAAAGCTTACGCACCAGTCCGCCAACCGCTTTAGGCGGCCGTACCAGGTGGACTACATTGCCAGCCTACAAGCTCACTCGAAAAGAAGATTAAAACCGATCCATCAGTCTAACCGATTAACCGGCAGAACAGGTATCACTCGTTCAAGGCATCTATCTGCTAGCCTTAATATAATCGCTCAGATAATACTATGCTCGGTATCACTCAGACTAAATTCAATCACAGCAAAGAGGGCATTCAGAGGAATGGCGGGATTGGCGGTCTTATACCCTAGTATGGTAGATTGTATAGGTTGGAGGCTAAAAACGCTCTGAGCGTCCTGTGTGGCGATTTAAACGCTATATATGGAATTATATGTCGGTTTATCTTTATCCGAATATTTCAAATATTATCTGAAGTATGATAAACAGGCTGTCGATTATAAGATCCCGTTCGAGGAAAAAGAAGAATAAGGTTAGGAGAGCATACCACTCTCTTTGATTATTATGTATCGGTGACTTCGGCCTCGATGATTTTTTCATCCTTCAGATTGGCAAGCTCGGCTCGGATCTCATCCAGGCTTAAAGATTTCTTCACCTCAATAGTCTGAGTAGGTTCACCTTCGTACTGGCGATGCTTGTCGATTAGAATGCCGGTAGCGATTGGTAGGACTCCGTTCGGTATTTCATCATTATCCAGCTTCTCGATCATCTTTTCGACTGCAAGCTGTGAAGCATGGCCGATCAAACCTCTCATTACTTTCTTCGATGCATCGATTACCTCTTTCTCTCGGGACCGAACCACAGCGATAGTGTTGTGGGATACTTTCAGTTCTTTCTTGATCCGAGTGACCGGTATTCCATCTGTTAGCATTTGAACCAGCTTTGCATAGTCTCCTGGTCTTTTATCGAATAAACCTTGAGCGGTGTAGACCGCTGGGCATGACTCTTCAACTATCAGGTTAGCCGGAAGGTTATCAGCTTCTATCGCAACTCTCTTTTTTTCAGTAGGCATAAAAACTAATGCACGAATAACTTTTCAATTTTTAAATATTTATCGGTGTAAGCAATTGAGAAAGTAATCTCAATAAGGATATTGGCAAGAACAATTAGACATAATCATTATTGTGAGAACACGATTTTGTTAAAAAGTATGCAGAATAATAATAAAAACGCACATTTTAAATGTTTTTATGCGATTTGTGTCACCAACAGGGGGGGAGGGGGGTCGGATTTCGCGGCCCGCCGATCACCGAGACCGATTGTAGCCCATAAAAAAATTTCCACCAATTGCGTACCACTCGACCTCCAATCTGCTAAAATCGAACTAATGCCACTTACCTGGACACCGCACCCCGCCTTACCGCCTCTGACAAAATCAGAGATGCTGTCCATGAGTCCCGAATCAATCCTCGCATATTGGGAAAAGCGTGAGGAAGCGATCAAGCTCGAGAAGGATGATCCTTACCGGCATGGGTTTGAACTGGATACTTGGAAGTTAGCGGATGAGCAGTTAAAGACTCACTCGGAAATTCTGCTTATGGGCGGTAACCGGGCTGGCAAGTCCGAGCTTTGTGCGAAGAGAGTGGTTCAGACTTTAGTCGAGAATCCAGGCACAATTATTTGGTGTTTAACGGAAACATCGGCAAATTCGATCCAATTTCAGCAGAAACTTGTATTTAAATACCTTCCAAAAGAGTTAAAATCGTTAGGCAGAGGTAAGGTCGGATATGTAATGTACAGCCTTCGTAATGGCTTTACTGCCTCAAAGTTTACTTTGCCCAATCGATCCGAGTGTATCTTTAGAAATTGGAGTCAGGACATTAGCACAATCGAAGGAGGAGAAATCGGATGTCCCTCTCCACCGGCACCCGGCACCCATAACATTGGATTTTGGGCTGACGAATTGGTGCCAATGTCGTGGGTGAATACGCTAAGATTTAGATGCGTAACAAGATCGCATGAGAGCCTACATGATGGAGTAGTTCGACCGGCAAGTGGATTAATTAGCTTCACCGCAGTAGACGGCTGGAACTCGGTAGTAAAGAGTATGCT